CAGATGCAGTTAGTCAGCTTTATCTTGACAGTTTCGGCTTTGGTCGAATTGGCAGCGTTAGGGCAGTGTCTCTTGCAACGGCTGGCAATGCGGTTATTACCATCCCTATTCTTGGGGGTGGTTTAACTAATGCTGGCGCAGCAGCCGGTTCTGGTTCTGTTATTGTTCGCCGTGTTACGGTCAAAAACGCAACTGGCAACGTAGCAACTGCAAACGTGGCGATTAGTGTTGCTAGTGATGGCAATATTGCTGCTGCTAACGCAGTCGTTGCAAACGTAGTTCTTAGTAACTTAACAGGTGTTGGTAAATATCAAGACTTGACCGTTGCTGGTGCTTACGGTGCAAACACTGCTGTTAATGGTTATACAACACAAGCCTTATACGTCAACATTAACACAGCCAATGCAAACGGCACTGTTGATATTGCCGTGTTTGGCGAAGTAGTGAGTTTCTAATGTCTGTCATCTTTGTAACTAACAATTCAGATAAAGTATGGAAAGACGGTTATGCCGGTAAGTTCTATACCTTTGGGAAAGGCGAAACGGTAGAAGTACCGATTGAAGTAGCCAAGCACGTTTTTGGTTACGGAGATGACAACAAAGAACCTTATTTGGCAAGGCTTGGTTGGATTACAACTTCTAATGATTTAGATAAAGGTTTAGAGCTTTTGTCTAAGTGGGAGTTATCTACAGAGCCTCCAAAAAAGAACCAATCGTTATCCCCGTTGGTGGAACGAGTACCCCTAGAGGTTGTAAAACCCCGTGGGGGAAAAGTCCTGTCAGCAGCTTAAAGATTATGGAAGGTAAATGTCTCAAAATTTGTCGGGATACATCACCCAAGTTAGACGTTTGCTGCATGATGCCAATGCCAATTTCTACACGGACCAGCAGCTAACAGATTACATCAATGCCGCCCGTGCAAGAACGGTGCGGGATACTGGCTGTCTGCGTTCCATTCAAGTTACACAATCTCCTGCTCCTGTTGCCAATCCGCTTAATGGCGTGACAGCAACATATCCTATTCCTTGGGTTGCATCAACCGCCTACAACGTAGGTCAGTTTTTGTTTGCCAACATTTTTATTTATCAAGTTACAACGTCAGGTACAACAGGCTCTACTGCGCCACCGTACCCGTCTGGAACAAACTCAAGTTTTAATAACTATCCACCAAGCACAGAGTTTTTTAGTGGTGGCTGTGGATTAACGTATGTAGGAAACGTAGAACAAATTCCGTTTTCTACTTTGCCTCAAGGTGCAAATACGCTTGATATTCTCAACGTGAATTTGTATTGGGGCAATAGTCGTGTGCCATTAAATTATTTGCCGTGGACAGACTTTAACGCTCGTATGCGTTTTTGGCAAAACTACATTGGTAGACCAGAAGCGTTTTCTGTGTATGGACAGAATACTATCTACATTGGTCCTGTACCAGACCAGATTTATCAATTAGAGATTGATACTGTCATTCTGCCTACAGACATGACGTTAACCAATCCTACTGTGCCTGATACCATTACTGACCCATACACTTCATGCCCACAATACTATGCTGCATACTCTGCTAAGTATTATGAGCAATCGTTTGGTGAAGCAGAGATTTTCAAGCAAGAATATATCAATCACGCAAGAAGTGTCCTGAACACGACATTTACTCGCAGGATTCCTTCAGCCTATAGCAGTCCATACTAATCATGGCAGCGGCAGAGCAAAAGAAAAGCTACAAAGTTGTTAAGCAATTTAAAGGGCTTAACACTAAGGCTAACCGCACCGCTATTGAAGAAGATGAGTTTTCTTGGATTGAAAATGTTCAACCTATCGGATACGGCAATGCTAAGGTTATTCCTAGCTACATTACTTCTAAAGATACTGGTGGTAATGCTGTTGTTTGGTCTAACACAGTCAGTCATTTAACGTCTTGCAACATTGACATTACTGATTACGTTATTGCATTTCAATCAGACGGTAGTGCACAGTATTACAACTTAGTCACTAAAGGCACAGGCAATGTTGCTGTTGCTGGCACGTTCTCAAACACAGGCGTTATTACAAGCCAGTGGAAAAATGAGAGGATGCTTATCCTTGACCCATATAAAGGTTACTTTACTTGGGATGGCAACAACGTAGTTTCTGTAGGTTCGGTTGGCATTATTGCTGTAACCAACTCTGGTTCAGGATACACAGGTGCACCGACTGTTGTAATTGGCGCACCTATTGATTCGCATGGCACACAAGCTAATGCAGTTGCATCGGTTTTGTCTGGAAATGTTGCGTTAATTTCTCTTGAAGATGCGGGTTCTGGTTATGGCGTACCGCCCCCAACAATTACTATTTCTGGTGGTGGTGGTTCAGGTGCAACAGCTATTGCAGGTGTAGTCACGTTTGCGTATGGCACAGCATCAGCCGTTGTGGTGTCTGGTGGAACCGGATATACAAATTCTGCAAACACGGTTGTGACGTTTAGCGGTGGTGGCGGTTCAAACGCTGCGGGTACTGCGGTGCTAGGCGGTGGTCAGGTCAAACAAATTATTATGACTAACCCCGGCTCTGGATACACAAACGCTGCAAACTTAACAGTCACAATATCTGGCGGAGGCGGTGCAAATGCGGTTCTTAAAGGAATTGTTAATTCTGACCTTAATTGTGGCATTGCCTCTTTTAGCGGTCGGGTTTTTATTGCTGCCGGGCGCACTATTTTTTATTCTGCTTCAGATTCCTACACAGACTTTACAAGTGTGTCTGCCGGGTCTTTCGTCTTAACGGACTCGACTCTGCATGGCAACATTCAGCAGATATTGGCAGCAAATAACTTTTTGTATATTTTTGGTGATGATTCAATTAACGTCTTTTCTGACGTTAGGGTTGATACTAATGGAATTACGTTATTTACCAATACAAACGTATCTGCATCTGTTGGCAGTAAACGAGCAAACTCTATTTTCCCTTATTTTCGTTCTGTGTTGTTTTTAAACGACTATGGGGTGTATGCGCTTGTTGGTTCAACTACATCTAAGATTTCAGACTCTTTAGATGGAATGTTTCCTAATATTGACTTTAGTTACCCAATTTATTCAGGTCAGGTATTACTAAACAATATTTTGTGCGCTGCGTTTAATTTTCGTTATTACGATGCTCAATTTACGCAATCGTATCGGTATGTCCAAGCGGTGTTCTTTGAGAAAAAATGGTTTATCACTTCTCAAGGTGACGCACTGCAATATGTGACTTCTGTGCCGGTTGGTGGTTTAGTCACTTTATTTGGTACATCAGGAAATAGTCTTTACCAGTTATACGGCAATGCTTCGGCATCTATTACGTCACGGGTGCAAACTGCATTGTTGCCAATGACCGACCCGATTCGTACTAAGCAAGCATTGAAGATTGGGATTGAAGCTACGGCAAGCAATATTAGCTCAATTACGATGCAAGCTACGGTAGATTCTGAAAATCAACAAAGTCCTCCGTATACGCTATCTAGCTTAGTTTCTTGGGTTAACAATAGTTTGCAAGTTGTTGTTTGGAAAAACAATTCCAATGTCACAATAGGTTGGGGTCAGATTGGCTACAACTTGTACAAAACAGACGCTTCAATGTATGGAAAATACGTTGGAATCACAGTAACATCATCAAATCCCGGCTACGTTTACAACGGATTTGAATTTGAACATGAATTAAGAGTGAGGTTCTAAATGGCTGTCCCATATACTTTTGCTACGGCAACTACGTCTATTCCGCTATCCCAACTGGATAGTAACTTTGCGACAGCCATCACACTCGGTAACACGGCTGTCTATCTTGGCAATACGACCACAACACTTGGTAACTTAACACTTACTGGTGCAAGTTTTACTAACCCGACTGTTACCAACTACGTTGAAACGCTGTATACAACTACTGGTAACACAACTGTTGCGCTGACAAACGGTACGCTGCAAAAGATTACAACGTCTGGTGCAACGACTGTGACGCTGCCATCAAGTGTTGCGGGTAAGAGTTTTACTATTATTGTGTCGTATGCGGCTGCTGATACGCTGACATGGGCGGGTGGGAGTACGCTTAAGTGGGCGGGTGGCACGACTCCAACACCGACAAGTGCTACAGGAAAAATTGATATTTTCAGTTTTTTCCAAGACGGTACAAACACTTACGGTATTACTAACGGACAGAATTACTAATATGCTTAGTGCATCTAAATCCGGTAGTGGGTTATCCACAGGCTACAACCTCACACGCTCGCTGCGGTTTAGGGCGAGTGCGTCTGCGTATTTGACTCGAACTCCTGCAACAGCTACTAATCGTAAAACTTGGACTTGGAGTGCTTGGGTAAAAAGAGGGCTTTTAAGTAACAGCGAATTAAATTATTTGTTTATGGCTGGTGGTTCAGGTAATGAAACAGTTATTACTTTTACTAGCAATGCCGACGCTCTTGTAGGTAATGCTGACACATTATCTTTTTACCAATATACAAGTGGTTTTGTTTGGCAAAAAACAACATCCCAAGTATTTCGTGATACGTCTGCTTGGTATCATATTGTTGTCGTTTTTGATACGGACAACGCAACCGCAGAAGATAGAGCGAGAATTTATGTCAACGGTGCAAGAGTAACAAATTGGCAAATTTCTACTAACCCGTCTGCCGGATTTTCTACGGGGTTGGTTAATAGTACGTCATCTCACGATATTGCAAGAGCTAACTTTGCAACTAGAAGATTTGACGGCTACCTAGCAGAAGTCAACTTCATCGACGGTCAAGCCCTAACCCCATCATCATTCGGCTCAACCAACGCTCTCACAGGCGTATGGCAACCCGCACGGTACACAGGCACATACGGCACAAACGGTTTCTATTTGCCGTTTACAGACAACTCTGCGCTGACCACATCAAGCAATGTAGGCTTGGGCAAAGACTTCTCAGGCAATGGCAATTATTGGACTACAAACAACATCAGCATCACGGCTGGTGTGACGTATGACAGCATGACGGATGTGCCTACGTTGACGAGTGCTACGGCGGCTAATTTTGCTGTTATTAACCCCCTTGATAAATACACTACGGCTGCACCAACAAACGGCAATTTAACTGTTCCCGCAAACAACACGGCGGTGGCAACTATTTTGACAAATGGTGTTGGCAATTTTTATTGGGAAATTAACAACCCTAGCGGTGTGACATATTCTGCGGGTATTGCGGGTTTTGTTGGAGGTCAGTCAGTTGTTGGAAATATATCGGCGGTTTCGTTAACTGCAACAACGGTTGGCATAAGAATAACTGCTGCATCCCCCGGCTCTTGGGATTACACAACTAACGGCACGACATTTACAGTTGGTTCTGCTTCAGTTGGCACGGGACTTATATCAGCATTTTTTAGCGCAGGAACAGGCGTATTAAATATTAACTTTGGACAACAACCCTTCATCTACACACCCCCAACAGGCTATGTAGCCCTGAACACATACAACTTGCCGACAAGCACCATTGTCAAGGGCAACACGGTGATGGATGCTACGTTGTGGACGGGTGACGGTACAACACCTAAATCTCAAACAAATGCAGCAGGGTTTAAACCTGATTTTGTTTGGATTAAAAGCAGAAGTAACGCGTATTCTCATAATTTATTTGACTCTGTGCGTGGTGCGGGAGCAGCTCGTAGCTTGCAGTCGGATAATACAAAAAGTGAATCGGACGTTGCAGTTGATACGGCGTTGTATGGCTACTTATCTGCTTTCAATTCAAATGGGTTTAGCACAACAAATGGTTCAAGCACGCCTGTTTGGGTAAATGCGTCAGGAGGAACTTATGTTGCTTGGCAATGGCAAGCAGGACAAGGTTCAACATCCTCTAACACCAACGGCTCAATCACATCGACTGTGAGCGTTAATGCGTCTGCTGGGTTTAGTGTGGTGACGTATACGGGTACGGCTGTTGCAGGAACAATTGGTCACGGTCTAGGGGTTGCGCCACAGTTAATTATTGTTAAACCAAGAAGTGCAACTATTACAACAGATGCTTGGAACGTCTACCATGTGTCAACAGGTAATACTAATTTCTTGGTTTTAAACGCAACAGATGCTTCAGCCGCTGCGTCTAATCGTTGGAATAATACTAGCCCAACGTCTTCTGTATTTAGTATTGGTACTGTACCTAGCAGTGTTGCGGTTGGCTACGTTGCTTACTGCTGGACACCCATAGCCGGATACAGTTCGATGGGGTCGTACACGGGTAATGGTTCAAGCGATGGTGTTTTTGTGTATTTGGGTTTTAGACCAAAGTTTGTGTTGGCAAAAAGAACGGATACAAGTGGCACAAATTGGTTGCTGCAAGATTCTGTTCGTGGTCCATATAACTTAACCGAAAATACTTTGTATCCTAACTTGTCTGACGCAGAAGCAACAGGCGCAGGATATTTTGATTTACTTTCAAACGGATTTAAATTGCGTACATCAGGTTCAGGTCTTAATGCATCCGGTGGCACATATATTTATATTTGTTTTGCCGAAAACCCGTTTCGCAACGCTCTTGCCCGCTGATTAAGGAAAACAAATGATAGCTACAGACATGGTTGGCAAACGGGTTGGAAGGTTGACGGTGCTTAGTCGTGCTGAAAACGATAAATCCGGCATGGCAAAATGGCTGTGCGTTTGTGATTGCGGCGGTCAAAAAACTGCGCTTGGTTTAAATCTTCGGCGTGGCTTAACGCAAAGTTGCGGATGTTTGCATAAAGAAGTTACGTCTGCTGCAAGCAAATTAAGAATTACGCATGGAGCAAGTCAATCGGGCGGCGCATACAATAGTTGGCAAGCAATGAAAACACGCTGCGTTAATGAACACTCTAAAGATTATGTTTATTATGGCAAGAAAGGCGTTTCATTTTGTGAGCGTTGGTTGTCTTTTGAAAACTTTTTATCAGACATGGGCGAACGCCCTGATGGTACAACTCTAGACCGCATCAATCCTTATGGAGATTATGAGCCTGACAATTGCCGTTGGGCAGATGCGGAAACACAATATAGCAACAAACGTAAGAACTGGAAAGGTGATATTCATGTTTGCACTAATTGAAAATAACGCAATTGCTATGCTTGTTCCTGCGGGAACTGCGTTTGAATGGCAAGGTCTGCAATATGCGGCTAATTGGTGTAATTTATCTACGCCAGAGGAAAAAGCAGCTATTGGAATGGTAGACGTAATTTATGGCGCATCGGCTAACGACCAATACTACTGGGTCAGCCAAGACGCACCTGTCTACAACGGCACGGTGGTTGAGATTAACTACACCGCTACGCCTAAAGACTTTTTTGATTGCATGATGCAAGCGGTTACCGCTGTGCAAGCGCAAGCGTACTCAATCTTGCAGCCTAGCGATTGGATGGTAGTCAAAGGCTACGAAACAAAGTCTTTAATTCCTCCTGAATGGAACACATGGCGTGAAGATATTCGCACACAATGCAGAGCGCAGGTCATTTTGATTGAAGCGTGTAAGACTGTTGACCAGTTAGCTGCTCTGCCACCTGTGCAATGGGAACCAGACCCTAATCAGCCACAAGTACCTAACACCTCTAAAAAGGTGAAACCATGAGTACAAATGCTTTTAATCCACTAGGAAATACTGTTGTATTTACTGCTGCAACAACTGCTCCATCGGCTGTACAAGCTGTTGGTATTGGTCTTGGTTGCAATAATTACGAAGTAATGAATCCGGGTAACGTCACGGTATTTCTAGGGTTTGCATCTGATGCAACTAATGCTGCGACTAATGCAACGGTTGTGACAAGCTCACAGAAAGGTTATCCCGTGCTACCCGGTACAGACAAGATTATTGCTGCACCACCTAACGCATACTTTACTGGTATCACAGCGTCAGGCACAGCAACGGTATACATCACCCCCGGCGATGGACTCTAAATATGTTAAAGACTATATCAGCAGCACTTATTGGAGGTGGCGGTGGTAATGGCACAGTAACCAATGTGGCTACTGGTACAGGCTTGACCGGTGGTCCTATTACGACTACGGGCACCATTGCAATTGCCAACACCGCGGTAACCGCTGGAACATACGGTAACGCATCAACTGTCGCTCAAGTCACAATCAATGCTCAAGGACAAGCTACAAACGTAGTCAACGTAGCAATTAGCATTGCCAATAGTGCTGTGACAGGCTTGGGAACGATGGCTACCCAAAACGCTAATGCTGTTGTGATTACCGGCGGCACAATTAACGCCGTTTCACATACTGGCGGCTCAATGACGGGCGCAACCATTACGGTGCTTGACAACGCATTTACGTTACAAGACGATGTAGACCCAACCAAGCAAGCTAATTTTCAAATTAGTGCAATAGCTACTGCTACAACAGTTACTTATACTTTACCCGCACCGGGTTTGTCCGTTACGTTAGCTGCACTTAGTGCCTCGCAAACATTCAGCAACAGCAACACATTTTCAAACGGTACAAATACATTTGGCTCTGCTACTACAGCAAGCACAATTGGCTTGGCATCCGGCGCAACAACCACAGGCAACACAAAAACCGTCAACGTTGGTACAGCGGGTTTAAGCGGTTCAACAACTGCCATAAACATTGGTTCAAGCGTATCAGGTGCAACAAGCACGACTACGCTCAATGGAATTACAACAGCAGCCGGTATTCGACAAGCATTAGCAACCAAGACTGCCGCATACACGCTGACAACACTTGATTACACCGTGCTTGGTAATGCGACCACCGCATCATTCTCGCTTACTTTACCCACTTCTGTTGGCGCAACAGGACAGGTCTACATCATTAAGAAAGTAGACAGTACAGCCAACACCGTGACTATTCTGACCACCTCATCACAAACTATTGATGGGTCATCTAGTAAAGTTTTAAGTTATCAGTATGACGGGTTTCAACTACAGTCTGATGGTGCAAACTGGATGATTATTGGAAACATCTTTGGTCGCAACGGCACAGTAGGAACATTCTAAGATGGATTGGCAGAACGTTATCAACTTGGTGTTTGGTGTAGCTCTACCTGTAATGGGTTGGCTGTTTCGCCAATTGTGGGATGCTGTTCAAAAACTAAAAGAAGATATTAAAAAGATTGAAATTGATTTGCCAAGTAATTACGTTAAGAAGTCAGACATGGAATCTCAGTACAACAAGATTGAATCCATGCTTGAAAAGATATTTGATAAGTTAGACAAGAAGGTTGATAAGTAATGGATATGGCAACCTTGTCTATTGTAAAGTTTGGCGATGTTGACTCATTGGGTGAATTTCTGTTTGAAAACGGGGTTCAACACCAATTATTTCGTGAAACCTTCATGGATAAGGGGATTCAAGTCCCTGCGTACCCAATTACTGACGTAAACATTGATAATTTGGACGATTGGTTGCTCCCACATCAAGACGAACATCAGTCTTTTGCAAGCCTTTTAGGACTGAATAATCCGTTTAATATGCTTGATGTTGACTTTAATAAAGAAGATGATTTCTACGATTGGATAGCATCTCATTTATTTATTCATCAACAAATTGCTGCTGCGCTTAAATTATCGAGTTAATAATGCAAAATCTTTCCCCCGCCACCAAAAAAAACGGTTTTTCTGGAAATAATCCAGAATTATTGGGGGCGATTGCAGAAGAAAAAAGCGGTAAATCAGGAAAACAATTACCGACTCAGGAAATAATTCGGCAAGATGCAATGAGAAATGGATTTAATCCACAACAAATTCTTGAAACAATTGCTAAATTAAAACTAACAAATCAAAATATTCAGTTAGTTCAGATGGGAAATACTGTATTTTTATTGATGCGTACTCCTCCATCAACGGTAGAAATGCACACATTTACAGTAGAAAATCCTAGAGCAATTGTTGGGCACTTAAAAGGTTTGACAACATTCCTGAAAAAAGCAGGAGTTAAGCAAGGCTTTACTTACTCTGACGAACCAGTTTTTAAACAATTGGTAGAGCGTTCTGGGATGCCGATTAAAATTACTCAAACAACTAAACAGATGGGTAACGAAATGAAGCCTGTTTACCAATACACAATGGACTTATGACATGGGTGGCTCTGCACGAACTTATGTAATGGTTGGTATTGCGGTTGTGGCAGCGGTTGCTGCGCCTTATATTGCTCCGTTTATTGAGGCAGGATTAGGTGCTGTTGGCGTTGATGCGCTCGGAACAACTATTGGCTTGATAGAGGCAGGTGCGGCTCCTGAAGTTGCTGCTGGTATTGCAAGTGCTGTTGCGCCTACTGTTGGTGGTGCGTTAACTGGTGCGGTATCTGGTGCAGCTCAAGCAGAATTATCTGGTGGTGACCCGTGGCAAGGTGCTTTTCAAGGTGCTGCAAGCGGTGCAGTAGGTGGCGCAGTAAGTAGTGGCGTAGGCGGTGCATTGCCAGAAGGAACACCTGAAGCTGTAAAAGCAGGTGTCAAAGGTGCTGCATCAGGATTTACATCTGCTGAGTTAAAAGGCAAGAGCCTAGACCAAGCATTAGCGACAGGTTTAATCTCAGGCGGCACAGCAGGATTAACGTCTGCATTGATGCCATCTGGGTTCTTGAGTGGTGGTCAAACAGCATCAGACTATGTAACAGATGAAGAAGGTAACTTTGTTTATGATGAAAAAGGCAATCCAGTATTAACGGATGATGCTAAGACTACTGCCAAACTAAGCGATATTGCAGAAAAGACTGCAAGAGGCTTTGGCGGTGCGTACATTAGTCAGAACCTATCTAGTTTGTTTACGCCACAGCCAACAACGGGGCAAGGTTCAACTTCTGGTACAACAA